GTGGCAGTTTCGTCGAGATCTCCGAAGCTGCCCTGGCAATGGAGAAAGCCACCGGCAAGTCAGTCGATGCAACCATCGCCGAGTTCGTGAAAATTGCTGAAGATCCGGTGGCTGCTGCCAAGTCACTGAACGAGCAATATCACTTTTTGACCGCGTCGGTGTACTCGCAAATCGTTGCCCTGAAGGAGCAGGGCGACGAGATCGGCGCGACCAAATTGCTCACCGACACGTACGCCGACACTGTCAAAGGTCGAGCCGGGGAGATTACCCAGAATCTAGGATTTGTTGAAAAGGCTTGGGCGGCGATACGCGGCGAAACAGCTAAGACCCTCGATGCGCTGAAGAACGTTGGTCGTGAACAAGATGAGCAGTTGCGTGTAACTGAACTCACCCAAAAACTGGCTTACTTGCAATCGACTGTAGGCACTGGTTACGAAGACGGAGATGCGAAAGAACGCATCACGGCGATCACGGATGAACTGAGCTTCCTGAAGGACAAGCGGGACGCAAGCGCTGACATTGCGAAGTATGACGCCGACACGGCTAAGGCTCAGCAAGACGCTGTTTTCGCGATGTCGAAAGTTGATGCTCTCACCAAGTCTTCGCTGACCAACGAGCAAAAGCGTGCCGAGGCGATCAAGGACTATAAGAAAAGCCTGGACGACATTCGGAAGGTAGACCCGAACGACTCCCGGCTCGATCCGGCAGCAGTCGCCAAGAACATGGCGAACCTCAACGACAAATTCAAGGATCCGAAGGCTGCCGCTGGCAGCGTCGACCTGACCGGTTTCAACAATGCGAAGAACGTACTGGCCGAAACGTTGGCCTACTACAAAAACGCGGAAAAAGAGCTTGAGGCATCACAGCGTGCCGGCGTTATCTCCCAGGCCAGCTACACCGAGCAGCGTGTCAGCCTGTTGCAGCAGGAAGCTACCGAAGTCGCTCAGAGCTATCAGTCAGAAATCGACGCGCTCGAAGCGGCCAAGACCAAGAAAGGGACAACTGCGGCGCAGGCCATCCAGATCGATCAAAAAATCTCGGATGCACGGTCCGCCATGGTCAAGGCGCAGCAGGACAGCGACAGCGAGCTGTCGATCATTGCCACCAACGAAGACGGTCGACTGCGCAAGCAGACATTGGCGGTCAACACGTACACCAGCGCTCTCCAACAACAGGTCGAGACACTTCGACAGCAGGGATTGCGTGCAGCCTCTGGTCTTCGGCAGGGTGATCGCCAGCGATCGCTGACGGAGCAGCAGAATGGCATCGACGACAAGGCCAACGCCCAGCGCATCGATCTGGCCAACCAGTACGGCGATGGCTCGCGAGGCATGAGCCTCGATGAGTACAACGCCAAGCTCAAGGCTGTCGCACAGAGCCAGCGGGATCTGCGCAACACGGTGGTCGCCAACTATGACGACATGACCAGTGCGCAAGGCAGCTGGAGCGCCGGCGCATCGTCGGCCTGGGAGAACTACCTGGAGTCGACGCGCGACGTGGCCGGGCAGACGAAGAGCCTGTTCACCAATGCCTTCAGCTCGATGGAAGATGCGATCGTCAATTTCGCCATGACCGGGAAGCTGTCGTTCGCAGACTTTGCTAAATCGATTCTCGCTGACATGGCACGCATCGCTACTCGTCAGGCCAGTTCGTCGGCGCTGAGCGGGTTGTTTGGTCTGGCCGCTACTGCTGCGAGTTCCTACTTTGGCAGCTCTGGAGCGACGTCTGCCGGCTCCACGCAGGCTGGCTATTCCTCGACCTACTTCCCGCAAGCGAAGGGCGGCGCGTGGTCCAGCGGCGTGCAGATGTTTGCCGATGGCGCCGCCTTCACCAACAGCATCGTCAGCAAGCCAACGGCATTCGGTATGGCCAATGGTAAAACCGGTGTGATGGGCGAGGCTGGCGAAGAGGCAATTGTTCCGCTGGCTCGTGACTCGCAAGGGCGCCTCGGCGTTCGTGGCGGGGCCAACTCCAGCACGGTCAACGTCAGCGTGACGGTAGACGCCTCCGAAGGTGGTGGCTCTTCACCTGATCCAGCGCGCCTGGCCGAAGCCATCAAGGTTGTCTGCCGTCAGGAAATCGCAACTGCACGCCGTAATGGCGGGCAACTCGCTTAAGGAGGCGTCATGCCGACATTCACATGGGTTCCGACCTACGACGCCACCAAGACGGTCACCCCGACCGTCAAGCCAATCAAGTTCGGCGACGGTTACGAGCAGCGGCAAGGAACCGGTATCAACCGACAGCCGCGCAAGTACTCGCTGACCTTCAAGCGCCCTAAGGCGGAGATTGATCTGATCGACGCCTTCCTTGGCGCACGCGGCGCCATCGAAGCCTTCAACTACACGCACCCCGGCCAGTCGATCGGGGTTTTTGTTTGTCGAGAATGGACGCGCACCAACATTGCCAAGGGCATTGATGGGCTGTCCGTGACCTTTGAAGAGGTTTACGAATGAGTGAACTACAAGGTCATCTCGCGCTCGCGAATGGCATGTCGATCTGGGAAGGCTTCGAACTGGTGTTGCCCGGCCAGACGATTCGCTTTCACGCCGGAACCAACCAGTTGCTGGGCTCGGTGGTGTGGCAAGGCAACGTCTACACGCCCTGGCCAATCAACGCCGTCGAGTTCGCTACGCCAGGTCAGGGCTCGCCGGCCCGACCAAAACTGCAGGTCGGCAACTTCGGCGGCAACATCTCGGCGCTGTGCCGACAGTACGAAGACCTGCTCGCCGCCAAACTCAAGCGCCGCCGTACGCTGGTCAAATACATGGACGCGGTGAACTTCTCTGCCGGCAACCCAACTGCAAACCCAGCCGAAGAGTACCCGGTCGAAACCTGGATCATCACGCGCAAGGCCAGCGAAACGCCGGCCGCGATCGAGTTCGAGCTTGGCTCACCGCTCGACCTGCAGGGCGTCAAGCTTCCGCGTCGGCAAGTGGTCGCCGGTACTTGCCTGTGGGCGTACCGCTCGGGCGAGTGCGGCTATGGCGGTGGCCCGGTGGCCGACTATGCCGATAATCCAACCAGCGATCCCGCCAAGGACCAATGCAGCCTGACCATAAGGGGCTGCAAGAAACGTTTTGGCGCAAATGGCGAGCTTCCTTTCGGCGGCTTCCCGGGCAGTGCCCGCGTACCGAGGTTTTGACCATGAGTGAAGTGTTCAATAAGTGCCGCGCTGACGCCGAGGCGCATGCCCTTGACGAGTACCCGCGCGAAGCCGTGGGCCTGGTCGTCAGCGTGCGCGGCAAGCCTTCCTATGTGCCGTGCCGAAATCAGTCGGAAGAGCCAGACCACTTCATCCTCCATCCAGAGGATTACGCCGCCGCCGAAGACCTGTGCGACATCGTCGCGGTCGTGCATTCGCACCCGGACGCTGGCCCAGAGCCCAGCCTGCACGATATCGCCAGTCACGCGGTCAGCCGCATGGCGTGGTGGATTGTCGGGCTGAAGGAGCGCGCTGCTACCTGGCACGTGATGCCGGCCACCGGCGAAATGCCGCTGGAAGGTCGCGTGTTCGTCCACGGCGTCATCGACTGCTATACCCTGGTGCGTGACTACTACCGCCAAGTGCTTGGCATCACCCTGCCGGACTTCCACCGCAAGGACGGCTGGTGGCACAACGGCGAGAACCTGTACGTCGATAACTTCGCCATGACCGGCTTCGTCCCAGTCGATACGCCAGAGCAAGGCGACCTGATCGTCATGGCCATCGGTAGCCCTACGCCATGCCACGGCGCGATCTGGCTGGACGGCGATGTGCTGCTGCACCACCTCTATGGCCGACTGAGTTGCCGCGAGGTCTACGGACGCGCCTACCGTGAATGCACGACGCATATCATGCGCTATAAGGGAGCGAAGGCTCCTGACGAGGACCGGCGCACCATCAAGGACTGCTCGAATCGATTTGACGGCGCGAAGCCGTTGCTCGCGCCATTCCCGGGGATGTCACGCACATAGGCCCTGTATTTGTGCGCATCCGCCCTGTTAGAGTCGCCAAAACACATGGAGGCTCACAATGCGGAAGATTCTCACGGCCCTGGCGCTGATCGCGCTGGCTGGGTGCACAACCCCTTCTGATTTGAAATCAGATGCGCCAGTGTTCACGTCGGCTACCAAAAAATCACCTAAGCAATATGGCCTTTGTGTCTTCCCTAAATGGCAGGACTTGAACGCTGGGTCGACGATGACCGAAACAGAAACCGGTTATCGTCTGGTAATGGCGAATCCAGGAATCGGCCAAACTGACGAGCTTCTTGAAATCGAAAAAACCCCAACAGGCGCAACGGTCAGTCACTTCCAGCGCATCGCCTGGATTCAAGTGGGGAGAGGAGAAGTCTCGAACGCAGTCAAAAAGTGCATTTGAGTGACTAAAAAGACATACCGCCTTCGGGCGGTTTTTTTTGGACCGGAGAAAAGTATGAGCACTGCCCACAACAAAGCCATGACCCTGATTTTGCTGTCCGGCAGCTTGGCCAAGGCCTTTGGCCGCGAACATTTCCGTCAGCTTGAGACTGGAACGACCAACGAGGCGTTCAGCGCTCTGAAGCATACAGTTCCAGGCTTCGAAGATTTCATTCGTGATTCTGCACGACTGGGTCTGCGGTTTGCCATCTTCCGCAACCGTGAAAATGTTGTGGGGGACGGGTTCACTTTAAGCGGGACAACTGAAATCCGTATCGTGCCAGTCATTGCAGGAAGCAAGAGCGGCGGCATCCTTCAGACTGTTGTTGGAGTTGTGCTGATAGTAGCGTCCTTTTTTGTACCGGGTTCGACTCCCGCCGCGCTTGCAGCTTCTTCAGCATTACTTGGCACGGGTATCGCTCTGACCGCTGGCGGCGTGATTCAAATGCTCACCCCAGTACCAAAATCGCCCGACCAGCAAGAGCAGGCCATCACCGAAAACAAGCCCAGCTACCTGTTCAACGGCGCGTTCAACTCGACGCAGCAAGGCCTCCCTGTGCCCGTCGTTTACGGCCAGATGCTGGTCGGCTCCAGCGTTATTACCGTCGGCACCTGGTCGGAGGCTCTACCGGTATGAGTGAAGTAATTGTCGGTAGAAAGGGGGGCGGGAAGGGCGGCGGAAGCACCAGTGGTTCCGCGCGCGCCGCCGTAGAGGCTCCTGATAGCCTGCGTTCGCGTCAGCATGTGCGGGTGCTGCATGCAATCTGCGAGGGGGAAATAGAAGGCATCGTCGGCGGCCATCAGGGGATCTTCTTCGACGATGTACCGCTGCAGAACCCCGACGGCAGCTACAACTTTACCAGCGTCAGCATCGATACGCGCACCGGCACCCAGTGGCAGAGCTATATGCCGATCACCGGGCTTGAGGCCGAGCAGTCCGTCGGCGTCGAGCTTAGAGGATGGATTCCCATTGAGCGCGCCATCACTGACACCGATGCTGATGCAGTCCGTGTGACTGTCGGCGTTCCGCAGCTGTACTCGCAGAACACGCAGAACGGCGACACGGGCGGCTCTTCCGCGATTTTTCGCCTGGAGGCCAAGCTGGGCAGCGGCGCGTGGTATCAGATGTGCGAAGACATTTTGATCAATGGCAAAACCATGAGCCGCACGCAGTTTTCGTACTATCTGCGTTTGCCGGTATCTGGCGGCCTACCGCGCTACATTCGGGCAACCCGAATGGGAGGCGATTCGACCAGCTCTACGGTCCAGAACCGTACGTTTTTCGATTCGTTTACGCTCCTATGGGATGAAAAGCTGCGCTATCCGAATACTGCACTGTGCGGCGTCAGCATTGATGCTCAGCAGTTCGCCAGCATTCCGCGCATGGCCTTCATGGTGCGCGGCCTCAAGATTCTGGTTCCAAGCAACTACAACCCAGCGACGCGGACGTACAGCGGCTCCTGGAGTGGCGCATTCAAGCGTGCATGGTCTGACAATCCGGCCTGGGTCTGGTACGACATGCTGACCAATACCCGCTATGGGCTGGGGGGATTGCTCGAAACGGCGCTGGTCGATAAGTGGTCGCTGTACAACATCGCCCAGTACTGCGATGCAATGGTTCCAAGCGGTTACGGTGGGTATGAGCCGCGCTTTACCTGCAACCTCGCGCTGACGACTCAGCAAGACGCCTGGAAGCTGGTCAATGACATGGTTTCCGTGTTCCGCGCTATTTGCTTTTGGGCGGGCGGGACGCTGACCGCGGTGCAGGACGCGCCGCGCTCCAGTCGCTACGGGTTCAACAACTCGAACGTGGTTGGCGGCGAATTCAGCTATCAATCGGTTGCCTCCGACCAGCGCTATAACGTCGCCGCTGTCACCTGGAACGACCCGCTTCAACAATACAAGCAGTCGGTCGAAGTCGTTGAGCGGCCTGACCTGATCGCGAAATGGAAGAGGATTCAGCAGAGCGACGTTGTGGCTGTCGGCTGCACCTCGCGCGGGCAAGCGCGTCGTCTTGGACGCTGGCTACTGTATGGCGAGAGCGAGGCGGTAACCTTTGCCGTTGGTGCTGATGGTGCCATTCCTCTCCCGGGCGACATCATTGATATCGCTGACGCGAATCGGGCCGGTGCCAGGAACGGCGGCCGTCTTCTAACTGGCAGCACCGCTTCGACGTTGCTCCTCGACGCGCCAATCGGCTTGGCGGGGAGCGGGGTTGTTAGTGTGGTGATGGCCAACGGCGCGTATGCGACCTCTGCTGTCACTGTTGGGGCTGGCGCAACCTCGATCACGGTTTCACCGCCACTGGCTTTTGCACCGTTGGCTTCCGCGCCATGGTTTTTTTCGACTCCGGCACTGGAGACGCAGAAGTTCCGCGTTATCGGCATCAGTGAGGGTGACGATGGCACCTACGTAATCAGCGCTGTGGCATTTGATACTGGGAAGTTCAACCAGGTCGAGTACGGCACACCGGATGTCGACAACCCGACCAGCATCGTCAACCTGACCAAGCCAGATGCAGTCGGTCAGCTGACATTCTTCGAATCGCTCTATGACACCGGTACCGGTCTGGCTGCCGCGCGACTGTCGGTCAGCTGGACCCAGCCGGCCCGCGCCATGCGCTATCAGATCGAGGTCATGAGGCCCGGGGGTAACTGGGAATATGTAGGGGAAGTGTCGACGCCCAGCATCGACTTCGATTCTGCATCCTCGGGCCTGTGGTCGGTTCGCGTGACGTCTAAGTCAGTGCTCGGCCTTTCCGGTCCGGCGTCCATTCAGACCTATACCGCTCAGGCACTGCTGGCGCCTCCATCGGCTCTGGCTGGGCTGAGGCTCGACGTAATTAACAGCGTAGCAACGCTGGCGTGGGACCCCGTTCCAGAGCTGGACGTGAAGCTTGGCGGCAGTATCGCCATTCGTCATGCGCGCAATACCTCTGCCACTTGGGACGCCGCGTTGCCGCTGATCGAGGTAGCGGGGCGCTCGACGTCGTCCGTGGTGGCTTTGCTGCCGGGCAAGTACCTGGCGCGTGCGGTCGACTCCTCGGGAGTCGGCGGACCTATCACCGAAGTCTGGTCAGATGCGCAGGCAACTCTGCCGTCCAACGTGGTACTGACCATTACCGAGTCGCCTGCCTTCACCGGGGCGGCTGTCAATGCAGCCGCTGCAGAGGGGGTACTGAAGCTGTCGGGTGCTGGGCTCGTGGATGATGTGACGGATATCGATGCACTGCTCGGCGAGATTGATAAGTACGGTGGCTCGTTGCTGTCGGCGACGTACAGCTTCGCTGCGCCGGCGGACCTCGGCTACGTCTATGACTGCCGACTGACCGCTGATGTAGAGGCCGCGCTGTATGACGACGGCACCTACATCGACTCAGTGGTGGATTTCGATGTACTGCTCGGCATTGATGGTGATCCGCCTAGCGGCGCCTCGCTTTCGCTCTGGGTGCGCACCTCGGATGTCACAGGTCCACCAGCCTGGTCGGCGTGGAAGCCATTCGTTGTCGGTGACTATCGCGCGCGCCTGTTCGACTTCCAATTGCGCGGATCTGTCCAGCTGACTTCGCACTGGATCGACGTTTCCAAGCTTGAGGTGGTGATCGACATGCCCGATCGCATTGATAGCGGAAATGACCTTCCGGTTCCCGCGGGCGGGTTGGTTATCAGCTATTCGCCGCCGTTCAACGCAACCCCTGCTGTCAGCCTTACCGCGCAAGGGCTTTCCCCTGGCGACTACCTGGACGTCTCGGCAAAGACGGCTACCGGCTTCACCGTCTTCATCCGCAATTCCGGCGGAGTCGCCCAGTCGGGTCGCTCTATCGACTACATCTCAAAGGGATACTGACCTATGTCGCAGCATGATATGGACGTTGGCAATGGGCCTGGCCTAACGTTCCGAACCGATATGAATGCCGCTCTGCAGGCGCTAGCCTCGCAAAGCAGCGGAGCGGGAGCGCCAGGCACGACATTCCCCTGTCAGGTCTGGGCTGACACTGGCACGAATCGCTTGAAAAAGCGCAACAGCGCGAATACAGCCTGGCTGGATATGGGGGCGCTTGACTCCACACTGCGGGATGCCGTCAGTACGAGCAGTTTTGCCGTCGATACCGGAGCGGCCAATGCTTATGTGTGCAACTTTACGCCTGCCATCACTGCCCGTAGCGATAGCGTTCCCATCCGTTTCAAAGCGGTAACCGCTAATACTGGGGCCTGCACAATCAATGATGGCCTTGGTGTCGTGGCGCTCGTCGGGGGCGCTCACTCCGCTCTCCAGGGTGGCGAAATTGTTGCTAACGGCGAGGCATGGGCTCAGTGGAATAGCTCCGTCGGCGGCGGCTCTTACATCTTGCTGTTCTGCACCGGGGCCGCCGATCAAGTGGCCAACGCCACGCAAAGCCAGCACGCGCTGACGCTGGGTCAGGCGACGAGTTTGCTTAGCCAGCCTGGAAAGGTCGAATTGTTTGCAACAATGTCACCACCCAGTGGATATTTGGCGGCCAACGGTGCAGCAGTGTCGCGGACGACGTTCGCGACACTGTTCAACGCCATCACAGCGCAGCCAACCGGCACGGTTACATCTGGCAGTAACAGCATTTCAAGTGTGGCCAGCCCGCAAGCTATGTGGGTCGGCATGCCGATTAGCGGCCCAGGTATCCCTGCTGGTGCAACCATTACGGCCGTTGGGGCCAGCACCATTACGCTCTCTGCAAACGCCACAGCAACAACAGTAGGTGCGACGATCGCTATCTGCCCGTTTGGTGTGGGTGATGGCTCGACCACGTTCAACGTTACAGAGATGCGCGGCAGGGTGCCGCGCGGTTGGGATAATGGTGCGAACGTTGATACCGGACGGGTGTTTGGTAGCTATCAGGCCGATGCATACCCGTCGCACAACCACTCACTTCCCGGCGCTGGGTCATTCTTTACGACGGCAGCTAGTGGCGGCAGCATCACACTTGCGAACTGGTCTGCAGGTAACACGGGCTCATCGGGTAGTGGTTCAGAAACGCGAGTGAAGAGCACTGCACTTTTGGCGTGCGTTAAATACTAAGGAGCGACACATGATTGTTTTCAGTTATTACCCGGATACGTTTGAATTCGCCGGTTACGCGGACGCTTACGAGTCGCCACTAGAGCCTGGCGTGTACCTTATTCCGGGCAACGCTACTGCCATCGAACCGCCAGCGTTCGACGCGGCTGTCACAATCTGCAAGTTTGACGAAGCCGCGCAAGAATGGCTGTTGAGCGAGCGACCAG